GGCTATAAAGAAATTTCATCTTCAAAGGCAAATGATAACGCTCCTGAAAATAAACCGTTATCTAAAATGAAAGTTGATGAATTAAAAGCATTAGCAACAGAATTAGGAATTGAAAACACAGACTCACTTACAAGAGATGAATTGATTGCAGTAATCAAAGAAAAGAAAAATGGATAAATTAAAAGAGCAGTTTAAAAAGCTAACAGGAGAGACTGATGAGGAATTGGTTTCTTCTTTTCTTTTAAAATCTCAAAATACTGTATTATCAAAAACCAATCGAAGTGAGTTGATCGATGATCTCAATGATTATGTTTTGAAATTGGCCATTACACTTTACAATCGTCAAGGCAATGAGGGACTTGCATCTTACAGCGAGGGTGGAGAGAGTGAAAATTATCAAAGTGAAGATGAAATTCTTTCAGGTATTTCCAATTATCGCTTATCAGCTATGGCAAGGAGATTGAAAAATGAAAAAAAGAAGTCTCAAGAAGTTTCATATTAAAACTTACAGTGCTGTAAAAGATGATGAAGGCAATATTATTGAAGCCTATAGTGATGAAGCAAATGAAGATGTAGCTCTTATATGGCCAGCATCTTCAAAACTTCAGGTTGAACTATATGGTATGCGTGTAAATGGTATCTTGAATATGCATTATTATGGCTCTCTAGCAATTAAAGAGCATGACATGATTAATTATGAGGGTATCAGCTATAAAGTCATCAGCATTCAAAAATTTAAGCGTTTTAAAGCTATAGGAATTGAGAAAATATGACAAATAAAGATTTTAATAACCTCATAAAAAAATTATCTGAACTAGATTCAGGTGCAGGACAAGAAGTAACTATGAGAGCAGTTAAACAAGCAGGGGTAATTGTCCAAAGTCAAGCAAAGCTTTTGATTTCAAGTGATACGGGTGCTTTAGCTCGTTCAGTTAGAGTTAAAAACGAAGTAAAAGAAGATATGGTTTCTTCTACTGTATACACTAATTCAAAGTATGCACCTTATTATGAATTTGGTACTGGCCCTAATGGAGAAGCTAATCATCAAGGAATATCACCTAAAGTAAGTCCTAAATATAGGCAAACAGGTTGGATGATACCTGCAGATGCAATGCCAGTTGATAAAGCTGAAGGATATGGTTTTAAAATCATCTATAAAAACGGAGATGTCATTGGTTATGGTACAAGAGGACAAATGGCTAGACCTTTTATGTATCCTGCACTTCATGATCAAGAACAAGCAATAGAAAAAAATACTGAAAGATTATTTAGAAAAAAGCTAAAGGAGATATGTAATAAATGATTAATGTTAAAGACATTGTTTATAAAGGACTTTCTCAAAAAAATAAGAATGTAAGTGATGCTTATCCTCAAAACTGGGCCGACTTGCCTGCGGTTCAGTATGTCGAAGAAGAAAATAAAGTAGCTGACTTTACTGATGATAAAGAACAATCCTCGTTCATTCGATATAGAATTGATATTTGGGATAATAAAAGCACATCACAAACTGCGTGTGATGTAGATGAAGTAATGGCAGGTTTAGGTTTTTTAAGAACGTCATGTTCGGATGTTCCTGATCCTAGTGGTTTAAAACATAAACAAATGAGATATGAAGCAATTATAGACTGTGATAAACAGTTTATTTATCATACAAGTTAAAAAGTCAAGGAGGAAAATGTATGTTAGCGAATGGTGCTAAATTAGAATTTAAAAGCAAAACAGTAACTACTTATACAAAATTAAAAGGATTAAAAGAAATTCCTGAAATCGGTGTAGATCCTGAAAAAGTTGAAAATACAGATTTAGATGATACTCAAAAAATGTATGAAATGGGTATTGGAGATCCAGGGGATATTACTTATAAATTCAAATATGATAACACAGCAAAAGACAGCCCTTATCGTGTATTAAGAGCATATGAAGCATCAGGAGAAAATCTATCTTTTAAAGAAACATTAAAAGATGGAACAACTACTGAGTTCACAGGTCAAGTTTCAGTTAAACGTACTGGTGGTGGAGTTAATGGAGTTATTGAATTTGATTTAAATATTGCATTGTCATCAGCATTTGAAATTACAGATCCTGAAATTGCATAGAAAGGAGAAATTAAATGGGAGCATTAAGTGGTGAATTAGAAGAAGTTGAAGTTACAGTTGAAGAAACCCCTAAAAGAAAGCCTTATGCTATTTGGAAAGTAGATGGAAAAGAATACAAATTAAAATTAAGTACTTCTGAAATTGTTAATTTAGAATCAAAATTAAGAGTTAATCTTTTAACAGTTGTTTCTAATGCTGAAGAAGGTGCATTGCCACCATTAAAAGTAATGTTACTTATTACTCATGGTGCATTGAAAAAGTTTCAACACGGCATCAAAGAAGATGATGTAATTACAATGTTTGATAAATACTGTGAGGAAGGTGGAACACAAATGTCATTCATGACAGATGTATTTTTACCAATTTATCAAGTAAGTGGTTTTTTCTCACGAGCTCAAGCGGACACAATGGACAAGAAACTAGTGGAAGCGAAGGAGCTAATGTAGAATATGAATTTTTAACCGATTTAATAAATGAACTTTATCCAATTGCTTTAGATTGTGATATTAGTTCATTTTTATTTTGGGAGTCTTCGGTACTAGAAATAGGAGATAATATTGAATCCTACCGAAGAAAAGAAAGAATGAAACAAAAACAAATAGCAATACATAATCACAATCTTGCTGATCAGTTATTAAGAGGAATTAGTATTATATTCAGTGAAGAAAAAGCAAGTGAAAGTGACATCAAACAAATATGGGATTACTATCCTGATTTATTTGAAGATGAAAAGAAAGAATACTATATCCAAAAAGAACAAGATGAATTTGAAAGCTTTAAAGCAAGAAGATTAAGGTTTGCTAACAGTTACAATAAGAAATTTAAAGGAGATGATTAAAAAGACATTAGAAGAATTAAAAGTTATCATCTCAGCTGAAACGAGTAAGTTCAGCAATGCATTGAAAAATGCAACAAATGAAGCTAAAACATCAGCAAGTAGTATTGAAAGTTCTACTGGAAGAATTAGCAAAGCCGTAAGTGGTATTAAATCCATGGTTGCTAAAGTAGCTGCAGGATTTGGCTTATACAAATTAGGGAAAGAAGATATAGAAGTTGCTTCAAATATTACAGAAGTACAAAACGTAGTTGATACATCATTTGGTGATATGGCATGGAAAGCCGAGCGATTTGCTAAAAATTCAATTCAACAGTTTGGTATGAGTGAACTCTCAGCTAAAAAGACAGCATCAACTTATATGGCCATGGCTTCAGGTATGGGGCTAGGACAAGAAAAAGCAAATGATATGGCAATAACATTAGCTGGTCTATCAGGTGATGTTGCTTCCTTTTATAACATTTCTCAAGAATTAGCTGATATAAAATTAAAGTCAGTGTTTACTGGTGAAACTGAAACATTAAAAGATTTAGGTATCGTCATGACACAAACAAACTTACAATCATATGCTTTAAGCCAAGGAATCAGTAAGAATGTAAGCGATATGTCACAAGCTGAATTAACTACTTTGAGATACAATTTTGTATTGAATCAATTATCAATGGCTCAAGGGGACTTTGCTAAAACAAGTGGAACATGGGCCAATCAAGTACGTATCTTACAAGAACAGTTCAAACAATTACTAGGAATTATTGGTAATGGATTGATTGCTGTATTAACACCAGTCATTCAAGTGATCAATATGATTATTGGAAAGTTGATTACATTAGCAAATGTAATCGCAGGAGTTTTTGGTAAATTATTTGGTAAAAAGAGTGGAGCTAAACAAGCAAGTGCTGGATTTACTGCTGCAGGTGATTCAGCTAAAAAAGCTACAGCTTCAACTGGTGGTTTAAATAAGTCATTGAAAGGTACTGAGGGTCAAGCCAAGAAAACGGCAAAGGCCTTAGGTTCTTTAGCATCCTTTGATGAAATCAACACAATCAGCGCAAGTGATTCATCAGGCTCAGGTGGTTCAGGTGGAAGCGGGGCTGGTGGAGCTGGTGGCGGAGGCTATGATGTTGGCTCTATTGATTGGGATAACGCTTTTGGAGAACCCGATACAAGTGGTGTTGATAAAGCAGTAGATAAAGTACTCAAGAAATTGAATTCAATTAAAGATTGGATAAAAGAAAATAGTCCTGTTATCACAGCACTTCTTGCTGGGATAGGAGCAGGGTTATTGACATTTGAAACAATTATGAATTGGGGAGCGATTACTGCAGCTATTGGTGCACTAATTGCTCCGTTTCAATGGTTAGCAACCGCTGTTTCAGTCTTTGTGGGTAGCATTACTGAAGGAAGTGGCGTACTTGTAGGATTCCAGGCTATATTTGGAACTACGGCAGGTACTGCGGCATTTTTTGCAACAATAGTGGCTGCAGTCACAGCTGCACTTGTGTATTTATATCAAACAAGTGATAGTTTTAGACAATTAGTAAATAATTCTATTAGTGAATTAACAGGTATATTAGATAATTTCTATAAGAGTATTTTAGTACCAATATTTAATTTTCTATTGGATCTATTCAATACAATTATTGTACCAATAGCAATGTTCCTTGCTAAAACATTTGTCAAAGCAGTAGAAGCAGTATTTACGATTGCCTTATCACTTTGGAAAAATGTACTAGCTCCATTAGCAAACTTCCTAGTAAGCGTATTATCAATTGCATTATCAGGAATATTAGAAGTATGGAATACATGGAAACCAGGTATCCAAGCTATAGGTGATGCTATTAATTGGGTATGGGATAATGTGTTATCACCATTAGTTGATTTTATCGTTGGATCGTTCAGTGATACATTCAAATCATGGGGAGATTTAATCAATGAATTAATTCCTAATGTTATTGAAATGTTCCAAGGCTTAACTGATTTCTTTGTTGGTGTGTTCACTGGTGACGAAAAACGTTGTTGGGAAGGCATTAGAAAAATCTTTGAAGGATTTGCTAATTTCTTAAAAGTAGGTTTTACGAATGATTGGACAAAAGCATTCGGCTTATTAGGTGTACCTCTTAATGCATTTTGCTCTACAGTAACAGCTATCTGGAACACAATA